GAGGATAAAAAGTTTTGTGAAATTAGAACAAATCCAAAACATAGACTAATTGTTGGTAATATCGCAAACCCAAAAACCTATGAAAAGTTTGCAGAACTTGGTGTTGATTTTATTCGTGTTGGTATTGGTGGTGGTAGTGGTTGTTTAACATCAGCAAATACCGGTGTTCATTACCCAATGGCGTCATTAATTAACGAATGTTATCAACTCAAAAAAAATGGTGGATATACAACTAAGATTATTGCCGATGGTGGGTTCAGAAATTATGACGATATTATTAAAGCGTTAGCTCTTGGTGCGGATTATGTTATGTTAGGTGGAGTATTAAACAAAACATTAGAGTCTTGTTCTCCAACTAAATTATTCAAATTGATTACATTGTCTGATGAGCGTTCATCATATCTTTGGAAAACCTTCCCAAAAACTAGGAAGTATTTTTATAAAGAATTTAGAGGAATGAGCACTAAGGAAGTCCAAAGAAAATGGGGTAAGAAGAACCTAACAACGTCTGAAGGAATTGTTAAATATAATCAGGTGGAATATACTTTAGGGTCTTGGATTGACAACTTTAAGGATTATTTAAAGTCAGCAATGTCCTACACAAATTCATCTACTCTTGAGGAGTTTAAAGACTCTGAATTTATTTTCATAACTGAGAACGCGTTAAAAAGATTTAATAAATAACTAACATATTTAATCTTGTGAAAAATTATTCTAAAATATTATATGACATATATGTCAGAGTCTATTTAACTACAATTAAAGTTACCGAAATACTTAAAATTTTCTTATAATAAGGGATTGATAACTAACATCTAATTAAAACATAATAATTAAAAGGAACTTAGGTTTTTTTTTGTTTTATTAGATTTTATCTTTCCACTTATTTGTTAAAACAACATCCCCAATTGAAATTAACTCAAGTAAGTATGGTTTTTTAATTTTAGAAATATCAGTAATTTTAAATATTAAACCATTTTTATTACAAAACTCTTTAGCGAATTTAAATTTAATCTTATTTATTTTTATTTCCCATAATTTTTTTGGTTTGCATTCTACCATATATTTACCCCCTATCACAAAATCGGGGAAGTAGTTTCTTTTTGTGCCATCAATTTCGTATGATATTTTATATTTTTCAGATTCACCATTTTCCCAGTCCAAATTAAACCTTTCTATTACAGATACCACATAACTTAATTCTAATAAACTTCTAAAAAACCAACCTTTATACCATCCACAAATCCCATTACCCGAATTTTTAGGGGAAGGTTTACCATACATTGAATTATTTTCACCTGAGTTAAGTTTGGATTGTAATTTTTTAAACTTGGACATGTTTGTTTCCGCGATATTCTTTCCATACTTTTTAACCCATACTTCATATACACTTTTACCGTACATTGGGTTACCTTTACCTTTAACTAATTTTGAAATTTTTTGTCTAAATTCATCAGTTTTATAAACACTATAATCACGACCCACAACCATTTTCTTTTTTGTTTCGTCACTATGTTTTTTACCAAAAAAAGGGTTTAATTCGCCAAACTTACCATACATTGGATTTTTTTCCCCTTTAAATCTTTCTGACATTCTTTTTTTAACGTCTTCTGTCATTACTTCTTTTAAACCACAACTTTTACATTTAGATTGTTTTTTTTCCGCATTTAACATATTATATTTGTTTTTATATGTTATTTCACATTCACATTTTGAACATTTTCTTTTAAAACTTGTCATAATAATATTTTTTTACTATATTTGTATTCGGTATCAAGAATACCTCTAATAATAAATATATGGATAATAAAAAAAATACAGCACCCCCCGAAAAGATTTTGTATCTTGTTAGGGGGGTGCCTTGAGCTAGGTTCGGGAAAATCAACTTTTGCCAAAAAATTAGTAGGTCACGACTTTTTAGTTTGTGAAGCGGATAAATATTTTATCGATAAAGAAACAGGTGAATATAAATTCGATGTTTCTAAAATCAAAGACGCTCATAAATTCTGTCAAGATAGGGTGGAAACCTATATGAAAGATTCATTATTGAATGACCAATTTTATCGAGAAATCGCGGTATCTAATACGTTCACACAAGAGTGGGAAATGGAAATCTATTTCAAATTAGCGAAACAATATGATTATACTGTTTTTACGGTGATTGTCGAAAATCGTCATGGTGGGGTAAATCAACACGGAGTTCCTGAAGATAAGATTCAATTAATGAAAGATAGGTTTGAAATAAAATTATAAAGACATGGAAAAATCATCAAAAATATTATGGTTGATACTATTAGTGTCAAGAATCTATATTACATATAAATTAATTACTTTATTGTATTTAACCCAATTAAATCCTGTTGAATATCCGATGGATAAATTAACTTGGTGGGGTTATTTATTGTTATTTGATATTTGGTTACAACTCGTGTTACCACCAATGGAAAAGAATAAAGAAGATTAATTTTTTTTATAACCCCATCGAAAAACCCACAAATCTTTACTTTATGGGATGTAAGATAAATTCAGATGAATAATTCAGAATAAATGAATATTTATAAATAAAGAAATTTCAAATGAAAAAAATTACTATAGACGAGCAAAAACTTCGTAAAATAATTAGACAACATATTTTAGAAGAACAACGCATCGAACCTAAAAAAGACGGTGAACAAAAACAAAGATGTGTTCCTGAGAATGTTATCCCATTAGACCATATTGTTGGTCCTTCTAAGAACTTTAAAAACTACACTTCAAGTCTCTATAAAAGAGACGGTGGAATTAACGGTATGGTCGATACTTTAGATATGTTAAAAACATTAAGACTTCATGACGTTAATGATGGTGGAGAACATTTATCATATAACCTAATGAACCATATCAACGGTTTTAGAAATAAGAATTATCATGATGAGACAAACAACGAATGTATTAAAGCAATGGATAAGGTAATTGAATTATACAGAGAAAATGAGCACGGAGAAGAATTGGTTAAGGATATTGAAAAAGTATTAAAACATTCAGACCCAACACCAAGAGCTAAAGAATATTTAAAGAGATGTTTAACATTAGTAAAAGAAAAATAATCCTCGAAAGAGGGCTTTTTGGACCGTTATCGTTATGATAACAAAATTAAGGGGGAAGTTCGCTACTACCCCTTTTTTTATGCGAAGATGAATAATAGGAATAAATTGATAAATGTAAATATTTATTAATAAAAAAGACTATGGAAAACAAAACTTATTTTTTAGGGTGGACAAACATTAAATGGTTTATTAGTGAGATTGGTAAAATCTATTCAGGAGAAAATTCTTATTTCTCCAAGAAAAGAATTGAATCAGGAATCGCATTTATCGTTGCACAATGGGGTATGATTTATTTTTTACTTGAGAAACTACCAACAATGACATCATCTGATATGGCAATTTGGTCAGGTATTGAATTTGCGGTTTCGGGGTATATTATAAACCAAATCCAAAAAGAAAAAAAACAAGACCCAACGACTGAGGAACCAACTCAAGACGTAATTAATTAAATAAAAATATTACTTTCATATTATTTAATTTCAAATGCGTTTAATATAACACGTTTTAGTTTTTTAGCATCTTCTTTATTACCAATCACAACACCATCTTTAATAGTGAACGCGTGTCCTTTAACCAATATGAAAAATGTGCCGGCAGGGTTCTGTTTTGTAAACGTGCCAACGGTCATGCTTCTCATAACAAATCCTTCTTTTGTTTTAACCTTATATCTCAATGAGTAGTTATTAAGACCGTCTTTTTTTTCACCCAATCGTTTAACCTTTTTATAGTTTACTTGTATCTTATTTACTACAAGACCCATCATACTATTGACAGTATGAAATGTCCCTTGTCTATCGACACGATTAAACTTCTCTTTAACGAACTTATGTGCTTTGTCATATTGTAGGTCAAAGCAAGATGCGAATGCTCTAACAACACAATCATTAATTTCCCCTTTGGCAATTATAGAATCACTATAACCGATTATTCCTTCAGATGTCATACAATATGGTAACTCGTTCTTCATACCTCAAAGATACAAAAAAAATCGATATAAACAAAAAACCCCTAAAAATAATTCAGGGGTTTTTTGACAATGTGGATTAGGTTACTTATTATTCACCTCTTCAAATTCGACATCGGAACCATTAAATTCCACATCACCTGTTTGGTCATTAACCTGGTCATACAGGTCCTGTGAAATCTTTTGGAATTTTAGATTCACCTCATCAACTAATGATTTGGATAATTCTACGTCCTTTTTACTGTGAGCCTCTTTTAATTTTTCAAGAGTTGACGTTATCTCAGACTTTTGTTCTTCGGATATTTTACCTTCCAAATCAGTTAACGATTTTTCAACGTTAAAAATTGTGCTGTCTGCGATATTAATTGCGTCAGCATCTTCTTTTGCTTTTTTATCAGACTCAGCATTAATTTCGGCCTCCTTTTTCATTTTTTCAATCTCCTCTTTAGATAATCCTGAAGAAGATTCAATTCTAATTGATTGTTGTTTGTTTGTTGCTTTATCCATTGCCGAAACATTTATAATACCGTTAGTATCAATATCAAAAGTAACTTCAACTTGAGGAACACCTCTCATCGCAGGTGGTAAGCCATCTAAATGGAATCTACCAATAGTTCGGTTATCTCTAACCATACTCCTTTCTCCCTGCAAAACGTGAATTTCAACTGACGGTTGATTATCAACTGCCGTTGAGAATACCTGTGACTTCTTAGTTGGAATCGTGGTATTTGATTCAATTAGTTTTGTGAATACTCCACCCATTGTTTCAATACCCAAAGATAATGGTGTTACGTCTAATAACAATACATCTTTTACGTCACCAGCCAATACACCACCTTGGATTGCCGCACCAAGAGCAACCACCTCATCAGGGTTAACTCCTTTTGAAGGTTCTTTACCAAAGAACTTTTTAACCGCATCTTGTATTGCCGGGATTCTTGTTGTTCCACCAACAAGGATAACCTCATCAATATCAGAAACCTTAAGTTTTGCATTTTTCAATGCCGTTTTACAAGGTTCAATGGTTCTTTTAATTAAGTCGGCAGAAAGTTGTTCAAACTTTGCTCTCGTTAATGTTTTTACCAAGTGTTTTGGTCCAGTTGCATCGGCACTTAAATAAGGTAAGTTGATTTCTGTCTGAGGAGATGAAGATAATTCAACCTTTGCTTTCTCAGCACCTTCTCTTAACCTTTGTAATGCCATAGCGTCTTTTGAGATATCTAAACCACCATTATCGTTCTTGAATTCCTCAACCAAGAAATCAATAATGACTCTGTCAAAGTCATCACCACCTAAATGAGTATCCCCATCGGTAGATAATACCTCAAACACCCCATTACCAAGGTCTAATATAGATACGTCATGTGTACCACCTCCACAGTCAAATACAACGATTTTCATGTCTCTTGACATCTTATCAAGACCATAAGCCAAAGCCGCGGCGGTAGGTTCATTGATTATACGTCTAACAATTAATCCAGCAATTTCACCAGCTTCTTTAGTCGCTTGACGTTGTGCGTCGTTAAAATACGCAGGTACGGTAATGACCGCCTCAGTAACTTCAGCCCCCAAATAATCTTCAGCGGTTTGTTTCATCTTTTGAAGAATCATTGCCGAAATTTCTTGTGGTGAATACAATCTATCTTCTATAGATACTCTTGGTGTGTTCCCGTCACCTTTAACTAATTTATACGGAACTCTACCAACCTCACCTTTACTTTCGTCAAATGTTAAACCCATAAATCGTTTGATTGAGTAAACCGTTTTTTCAGGGTTTGTTACCGACTGTCTTTTTGCAGGGTCTCCGATTTTTCTTTCACCACCATTAATGAATCCGACAATTGAAGGGGTGGTTCTTTTTCCTTCACTGTTTGTAATAACGACAGGTTCTCGTCCTTCCATGACCGTTACGCACGAATTTGTAGTTCCTAAATCTACTCCTATTATTTTTCCCATGTGTTTTGATTTTTTATAATTATAATTTAATTTTATTATGGAATCAAGTCCATACTATTACATTAAATTACGTGCCAAATTAATTAACCTGACACAATGACCTACTTTACTGACAAAATGTCATAATTAATTGAATTAGACTGACAAAATAGGTTAATCAGGGGATAACGAATATAGTTTGATGAATCTTCTTTTCAGTTGTTTACCAGCATTGTTGATTCTTGCTTGAAATCCTTTCATTAAACCCAAAATATGACTAGATTTTTCAATCCTCTTATTTGGTTGTAATTTCTGATATTTTAACTGTTTGTAGTAATCGGTTATAAACCAAATATAAAGATTTTTCATTATAGACACAATACTGTCGGGTTTTTGGTTTTCAATTTTTTCAATTAAGGTATCGAACATAACATCAGCGTTAAATTTTTCCATAACTTCCGCTGCCATATAATATCGGTGTTTTTTAAATTCTTCAAAGGGCATTCTCAATCTAACCCCATACATTTCTTGCACCATTGCCCTCATTTCATAAGGTTCGGAAAAATATACCATTTGAAGAAATTCACTCCAAACTTCGAATATATCTC